CAGAGATCCGCCCGCGCCGCCGCGCCCGGTGTTTCTGCCGAGGGAGAGTCCGCGCGCCACTCCGCCCATGCCGCCCGGTATGGTCACCGTGTACGCCCCCCCATCCTCATCCGTCCAGGTCAGGATAGTCGCTCCGCCGGCGGTTCCATTGGTCCCCGCCGTACCAGGTGCTCCGCCTGCTCCGAGGGCGCCAATCGTGATCGTGATTCCCACCCAGGCTCCCGTGACAACCGCTTGCCTCAGGCGCCGAACGTCGATCAATTTCACCGCGATCGCGCCGCTCCCGCCGCCACCTCCTGGAAGCCCGGTCCCGGTTGACCAACCAGCTCCGCCTCCGCCTCCGCCGATCGCCACGGCCAACAGGAACCGTACAGGTTTGTCTGCTGGCTGCCGCCACGTCCCCGATGCCGTGTAGACGGTGGGCGCGAAGGAAATCGGTATCCCGAGTTCTTGCACCAGCGAGAGGAACCGCGCCCACTCGCGCGTGGCAATGCCCTGGGCGTCCGTCACCGGAATCGACAGATCGGCGGTTCCGAAGTCGGTCTTCAGATTCATGAGGTCCCCTGGGTGACGTCGATGTAGGCGTCGTTCCAGACCATCTCGCCGGTTGTGTCCGAGGTCAGGCGGAACAGCCGTCGCGTTCCGCTTCCCAACCTCCGCCAGATCGAGCGGAACTGCGCGTAACTGGTGGCCCCTCCTACCAGCGCCGGTGTCAGTGTGATAGCTGTTGACCAGGTGCGTCCGCCATCGTCAGACCAGTCCAGCGTCACCGCCTGCTGCGTGTACATCTCGCCATCCAACTCCAGGGAATGGAAGAAGTGCTTGATGTTCCTGTCCGACAGGTACGGGATAACTCTCTGGCGGCGCATTGGAATGAGCCCAGGACCTTCCGTGTATGTCGCCGGATCAAGCTCGTACAGGATTCCAGAATCGCGCGCTCCGATCAGATGTTTGCCGAAGACGAACGCGTGGCACCGGCCAAGATGATTTGCCCATGCCGATCCAGTCCAGTGCATCCGCTTATGCCAAATCTGGGTCGTAAGATCGTAACACCAGGAAGCCCCTTGCGTTGGAAACGTGATGATCCAGAACGTATGTCCCGCCATCGTGTACGACCAGGAGATCGCGTCGGATACGGTCGCGTAGCTCTCCCAGGCGCGCTCGATCGCGTGCGTGGAAACCCGCTGCGGGCTGTAACCCGTAGCGACCCAGGCGGTGATCTTGCCGTACCGGTTTCCGCCCAACCAGCACATCGCGCCGCCCACGTAGATCGCGCTGTGCGTGGCGCAACATGGCTCGGGGATCAGCACGTTCTTGTTGCGCGCGAAGGGGAACGTGTCGCCCTTATTCCACCACACCTCCGTGGCGTTCGTTGTACCCCAGATGGCGAGATCTCCACGGCCGTCCGTCTCGATAGCCGCGATGTTGTCAGGGTAGGCGCTCTTGATCCCAAAATCCAGCGCGGACCAGACGGAACCATCGTAAAGATTCGAGATGTTGAAGCGGGTTCCGTATCCACACGCCGGATCGCGCGAGATCGCGAAGTAGCCGTCGATGAAACATCCCCGAATGGCATCGTGAGGGCATGATGTTGTTGCCCAGGTAACCCCGGTCTGTACGCCGGCGGAACCAGTCAACACCATGCTTTGTAGATTCGCGGCGACGCTGGAAACGGTGTACGTGACCATGTTGATAAAAACCGTAAGTCCAGCCATCCAGGGGTGAAAGTTGTCACCACTTACGCGAGTTACAGCAGTCCCGTTAGTATTGCAGATACCAGTAAGAGAAAGTGAAATGACGAATGGAGCCACAGGAAGGGTCCCGAACTTCGCTACTATGTACAGGACACCGCTTGAGACAACCATCAACTGATTGCCGTTGGGAGCCATATACGAAGGAGCGGAACTGCTTGTGTACCCGAACGGCATGGTTCCGATTGTGTTGTAAGTTCCTCCGGTAAATACCTCATATAGGGTGCAGTTCACTCCGATGCCGGCGATGACGAACAACCGTCCTTCTCCGGCCCACACGGCACGGATCGGCGCCTGCGGCAAGGTCGTGAAGACCTTCAGCCCCGGTGTCCCGCGGAGAATCGCCGGAGCCTTCCCGGCCCCAGATCCGACCACCTCCGGATAGAGATTGATGCAATCCTGGGCGTCAACGTCAGTGGGAGCGTCCAGGTATGTCGGCCCGACGAATCCCGGAAGACGGATTCTACTCATAGAAGTTCCCCGTCCTGGAGTCGAAGCGCAGTCCGCCGCTTCCGCCGAGGGCCGGATCGAGACTGGAGGGGCGCGCCGGCGCGTACCGGCTGATCGAGGCGAGCGACTGCCTGGCGATCTCAGCCACGGCCGGCGGAACCGGCTTCTGATGCGCCGCCGCCAACCGCACAGCCAGATTTGACGTCAGCGCTTCTTCGTAGCCGTCCGGCAGGATCACCAGGTCGTTGATCGAAGTGAACCGGCTCAGGCGCTTCCAGGCCCAGACATCGGCGTAGTACGCCGCATCCGGGACTGGGTAGAAGTTCACCACGCCGAAGGGATGGGAGGCGTCGTAGTAGACCTGAGACGGCTCCCCGCTGGTGCTCGGGGTGAAGTTATTCGCCCACCTGTCGCGGCTGGCGATCTCGAGCTCGGCCAGCACCAGCGTACCATCCGTGGAGATCAAATCCACTCGATCAATCCGCCGCGGCCTCTCGGCTACCCAATCCGCAGTGGTGTACCCCGTCCGGTCGATGCCGATATTGTAGGCGCCCTGGGCGGCCACCAGCGGCCAGCGGGTCTTCTCCATATGCTCGACGACGGTTCCCCTGGCGTTCCAGGAGCCGATCAGATGGTTCAGGATGCGCAGCCCGTCCGCGCTGGCGTCTGGCGCCGGGGTTCGGCCCGGACCGGTCAGGACGCCGATCATCCGGAGGGCGTCGTAGATCAGGTTCAGGACGGTCGTGATGCCGGTCGATCCCAGTCCGGGCGAGCCATAGATTGAGGTGACCGAGGTGATATCCGCCGCGTAGAGCGCCCCCGTGTACGGCGTCGTCAGCGGGTTGTGCATGATAGACGCGGTGGTCGTCGCGTGATCGAACCCGAGAGCGTGGCCGACCTCATGGATCAGGATCTCCAGGAGCCTGCCGGAGGCGCGCTCAACCGCCCAGTTCAGCGAGTCGTTGATGTAGACATCGGCGGCTACCGGCTCGGGGTGGATCGGCGGAGGAGACATCGCATACCCCAAAGTGGGAAGAGACATCGTTTGGAGTTGGAAGTAGATCGTCCTGGGATCGGTCGAAACCCCTTCACTGCCCATCGTCAACATGCTCTGGGCGGCAATCCAGATCCCAAGGGCATTCAAAGCCTCGGTCTCGAACGCCGCGCGCGCGGCAGCCGAAAAGGCCCAGTGGATCGGCCCGGCGGGCCAGCTTGCTATCGATGGAGGATCGAGAGGCATGGTTACGCCGCCTGTTGCTGCAAAGCCTTGAGGGCCGCTACCTGCTGATCCATCGGCATGGTTTTGATCGCCTTCACGGCTTCACGCAGGTTCTTGTTCTGAACGCGGATCGCGTCCAGGGTTTCCTTCGCGATGGCCGCGATGGGCGCAAGCACGTCAGCCGGGACGCCGAACTCCAGCGCCCACCGGGCCGCCAGGTTGTACCGCGCGGCGTGCTGGTAGCCGCGTGGCAGCGCCACTGTGGCGGATGACGTGTAGTTGTTGAGTACCTTCAGCAGGTAATAGAGCACGACGGCGAACGCCCCATTCGGCACGGGCCAGAGAGAAACAAGACCCATGGTCGCCCCGGGTAGAAGATCGTAGGCGAGCTTGTGCGGAATGGGACCAGTAGTCGTGGTGTCGGGGATGGCGTGCAATTCCCGTGAGGTTACGACCTCGATCAACTGCCGGATGCCACCAGCGGGGAAGCATTCGGCGAATTCGATCTTGTCCGGAATCGGACTCGCAATCCAGATCGGGGCAGATCCGCTGGTGGCGACTATGTGAACAGCAGTTCCGCTCACTGTCATCCCGGACATGTTCGTGATGCCGTAGGCCAGGTCCTCTTCGCAGCCCCAACTCTCGAACATCTCGTTTGCGAGAGCCATGCCGTCACTGACCTCGGTAGCACTGGGCGTAGTTCCCGTTGGAAGGACTCCCATCATCCTCATGGATGCGGCGATCAATTCTGACCAGAGCATAGTGACTCCTTCACATTCGGTCCTTCACCACGCCGGCGGCAGTCGATACGCGGTACCAGTAGAAGGTCCCCGCCGTCAGCCCGCTCACGTTGAACACCTGCCGGCCACCGGTCCCACCGCTGGGTGTGGACGTGTTCAGCACCAGATCGGCCGTCTTCAGGCTCTGGTACGGACCAACCTGAACGGTAGCCGTGCCGGCGTACCGCAGTTCGATGGTGGCGCTCGTCCGATCGCGGTGGACGCGGAGTGCCAGGCGTTTGGCCAGCGGCGGAAGACCGTCGTTCACGCCGTTGGTGAGCGTCTCCACTAGATCCCAGTCGGCGCCGGGGTCGGTCCCTCCCTGGGTGACAAGTTGCGTGTCGCACCCGGAGGTGCAGTGCGCACTGTAGGCGGATGTCGCCTTCAGCCGCAGATCGGTCGTATCCGTCAGCGGACTGGCCCAGGAGGCGAACTGGTCCGTGAGCGTCACCGACTGCGCCCGCTGATTGCCGGTGAAGTTCAGATCGGCAGCGTCCGCCCACGAGTTCCAGCCGGTCGCCGTGATCGTGCTGGTGCTCATGTTCAGGTTCCCGCGGTAGGTGGACGTCGGGCCGATATAGCCGTAGGCGGTGATCGCCCAATCGCTCTTGCGAACGTTCGTCCAACCAGCGGTCAGACCTTGGCCGGCGAATGAACTGCTGTAAGCCCCAGCCGTGGACCATAACCACAGGTTGTCGTGCGTGTGCAGCCAGTTCAGGGCGGTT